TCTTGAAAGTTTCCTTTAGTCGCGACAAATACGACTTGAAAGGTAATTCTATAAATCGATTGAATTGTTATTGGATTATGCGCGATCGAAGATTGTCGCGAAATATTCCGCAAGAATTAACAACTTTAGTATAAAACAAAATGCGTAAACCAAAGTCTATATTGGGTTATATAAGCGGATTAAAAGCGCTTGATAGTGTTCAGGTCGACAACTCTTTAGTAGGATTTAAAAACCAACCCGAAGAAGTTAAGAACGCGTTGCGGGTAATATCGACACAAATAAGCGACTGCATTGAAGATATTAAAAAATGAAGACGTTCGACGAACTTGCGGACCAATACGAAGAAGCGTTTGAAGAAGCGAAGAAGGCGTTGCCGCTTGCGTCGCGTTACCCCTACGAACGAATAAAAATTCCCGTTAAGCTTCCGTTGCAAGCTGCGTTTTCGTCTGACACAATTGAAGAACCACGGCAAAACATGATAATATTCGAATTTGAAAAGGCTGGCTTTTATAGCTGGTTGCTTGTCAAATAGGAATTTCTACGTTCCTATAACGGTAAATACAGTTTTTCACAAACGATTCGGAAGCCTTAAATTCTTCTTCACATTCAAAACGTGCGTCAACCGGGGCCAACCCTTCTTTTAAACTTTCGTCATAAAGTTTTTTGATCAAGCCAATTCGACATTTTCGTTTATCCAATAGTTTCTTTAAAAATTCAAAAGTTTCGGGGCTGAATTCTTGGCCCAACTTAGCGACGGCTATTTTTTGAATTTCGTCGATCGTATTCAACATATTTTAATAATTTGATTCGCTTTGAATTGTTTCAACATTATTTTGCGCCTTACTGACTTCATATTCACTTATTCTTAAACCTTGAATACGTGCTTCAACAATACTTCCAAATGTCGCTACCATACTTTCAAGTTGTTCACCGCTCAAAGATAGCTTTGTATTTTGTAACGAAGGCGTGTTAAATAACGGTCCCGGTGCTAATAGTGGATTTAAAAACGAATCGGGTGCTTTCGTTGATCCAAGAACCAAAGCGCCGTCGGCTTTCACATAACCGCCCGAACTGAAGCCCGGAACACCTATTGCACGGAAAACCGCGTCGCCGCCAAGGGCTTCTTGTTGTTCGTCATTCAACACAACTTCGCCTTCTTTTACTGTAGCCAATACATTGTCGCCATTTCGTTTTTGACGTATGTTTCGCGCGCCTTGTGGTACACGTTCGCCGGAAAATTGAACAAGACCACCTTCAGCGAATTCTTGGCTTCTTATTTCCGCTATTTGAAGCGCCGTTTGTGCTATGACATAACCGGCTTCAATAGCCCGCGATATTGCACCGCCTTTATTTGTAGCCAATACGTTAAGAACGGCCAAACTTCCAGCCATAGCCGCCGCAAGAATCGACGCTTGTTTGTTTCTTTCAAAAGCTTGGCGTTCAATATCTTCACGCTTTTGGTCATATTCTTGTTCAAGAAGTGACTTCCGGGCGGTATATTGTTCTTGTGATATTAAACCACGTTCCAAACGATTGTCTTCAATAGCCAATTCGGCGCGCTTTGCGTCGTCGGTTTCGCGTAAGTCTTTCGCCAATTGGGCCTTTCTTGCGTTTGAATTTATAGTTGCTATTGTTTGGCTAATTTCCGAAGCCAGTGCAAAAGCTTTTTGTTTAATTAAAACCGCGTCTTCGTCCGAAATGCTTAACAAGTCGGCCAAGCCTTTTTTCCCGTCCGCGTTGTTAATTTGATCTATTTCATTAACAAGTTGTTGATATGCTGCTTTACCTTCGGTCGTTTCGGTATCAATTAGCGCCAACTTTTCTTTCAAGTATCGCTTCTTTATTTCAAGAATTTCGCGTTCACCTTGTTCGGTTGTTATGGTTTCGTTTATAACCTTATTTCGAACACTAAGTTGTTCCAACTTTTCAAGGCTTTCAAGTTCTTTTAAACGTAGCGCTTTCGTTTTTTCTGCGTCTTCTTTTCGGGCCTTGATTAATTTACCCGACAAAACTTCTTCCAACTGAAGAATTCGTTCGTTAATTAATTCATTACGTTTTAACAATTCTTCTTTCAAAGCACCCTTGGCTTTGTTTATTTCTTCTTCAGTGATCAATTGGGAACGAAGAAGTTTTGTTTCGTCGTCGTGTTTGTTTTGAATTGTTGCCAACTCTTTTTCAAGCCCGTCTTTCTTAATTGCCAAACCTTCGTCGCGAATCTTTAAGGCTATTTTTAAGTTGCCCTTGGCCGCATCTTCAACGGCTTTCAATTGTTGCTTAGTCAGAACCGCCGCTTGTGTGTTTATGGTGTTCAACTTGGTATTATACAAGGTTTGAGCCTTCACCCGTGCCGTAATTGCTTCGGCGCGTTGCTTTTCTATTTCGGCAAGTTCTTTTTCGTCTTCGCGGCTTGTGTCATTAAGGGAATTTTGAAGGCGCTTTTGTTTTACCAATAAATCAAAATAACGTATATCAATGCTTTGTCGTTCTTGTTCCAGCTTCATAGCACGCTTTGCCGCTGCGGAACGTTCTTCGAAAGACTTGGTTGTGTCGTCCGCTATCTTATTTGATTCCTTCGCCAACTGCGTAAGCTTGGCGCCGCGTCTAATTCGTTCTATTTCTACAAGTTCAATTTGCTTTTGAATTGCGTCTAGTCGTTTACCTTGTTCAATTGCTTCTTGTATGAATTCGCCGGTTTTTTGTCCGGCCTTTTGTAGCTTGTCAATTCCTTCAGTTACCCCGGTAGTCATTTGAATAACACCGTTTCCGAAGTCTTTCGCGGCCCCCTTAAAGTCACCGGAAAATATTTTTTGTATTGCACCAGCAAACACTTTCAGCGCGGTAAACCGGTTTATAATATTGTCTTTTATAGCCGTTCCCAAACGCTTCAGGGCGTCCACTGGATTATTAATGGCGTTTTTAAGCCCGTCAAAGGCGCCAAGCGCCACGTTTTGAAGGAAGCCAACGAAACGTTGAAAAAGGGCTTGCAATGGCCTTAAAACCTTGTTAACGGCGTCCATTCCGCGTTGAGTAGACAAGAAGGCCGCAACCAATGAACCAATTAAAACAACTATTGCACCGATACCCGTCGCGATCAATGCAGCCCGAAATATCCGAAGTGCCTTTGAAGAACGGCTTAACGCCTTTGTTGAACCGTCGGTCCCAAGTGCGAACTTCTTCAATATGCCAACGCCTTCTTTCATTGACCCTTGCATAGTTGTAAGAATCTGAATTTGTCGACCTAATTGCCCCCCGAAACGTCCAAATATGCCATTTAAACCGCTTAAAGCTTCCGAATATTTACCAACGTTTAGCGAACTGTTTCCGGTCGCAATTTGTTGTTGGTTCATTTTTTCGCGAATTTCTTTCGACTGTTTTACAAGTCTTCGACCTTCTTCGGTGTTCTTCCGTTGGCTTTCGGTCATTTCATTAATTCGCTTTTTCATTAACGAATACGTTGCCGAAAGACTATTGTACGACGTGTTTGCAGACTTTACACGCTTATTTTCTAAGTCAATAGTTTTTATTACTTCATTCTTTTGGCGTCGCGCAACCTTCAATTGTGCGTTCGCCTTTCCAACGGCGGCCGCATATTCGTCTTGTGACAATTCGCCCGCTTCGTATGCCTTTTTTAAGTGCTTAGTGCCTTCAGTTAATCGAATTATCTTCTTTTCGGCTTGTGTCAGCTTGTCCAATTGGCCGTCGGTGCCTAATATGTTTAATTCAAACGCTAGTTTCTTAATATCTGACATAATAATTCACAAATTGTGTTTTCGTTGTTGGTTGGTTGGTAGTCTTTAATACCAAGTAATTCAGCGCGAACTTCCGTTCCATTGACTTTTATTTGGTGCCACTTACGAAATTCGACACTTTTTTCGGAAATATCGTTGAATTTTAACGCGTCGGTTGCATTTAATCCAAAGGCGGCCCGGATTAACACACCGAATTTAATCGCGTCTATCATACGGCCCCAATAGTCCGCAATTAGTTCTTCAAAATGTAGTTCTTCCGGGAAATATGCCCTTGGGTAATCTGTAGTATTATTTGATTCGAAATAGAAAAATTGCAATACGTTGGTGTCTTCATAGTAGACCCACAAATTAAAATCGCGATCTATTTCGAAAATACGGGCTTCGTAGTCTTTCCTTTCACCGTCTTCGCCCCTCATTATTGGGTTTCCCATTTCAAAAGCGCCTTCATAGCGTTCAATTCCGTTTATTGTGGCCGCATAGATCGATAAAGCTTTCGTTGTGGTGCCTTCAACGAACGGGTTCGGGTTGTCCACTTCGCCGCCAGCATAACGCCCCGAAATACTTTCGCGGAACGTCATTTCGTAGTCGTTCGAATCGCTTAACCAATCAAACCTATATTTCAAGGGGTGAAAAAGCGAAACCGGTTTGACCTCTATTTCGGCGCTACGATCCAATTTTTGAACCCAATCGTTCGTTTGTCCGGTCATATTGTCTTTGTCCAAAACTGCAAAAACTTTCTTCTTCACTTCGTCCGGGTAAAGCCTTAACTGGTGAAGTAAAGACAAGTCTTTCAACCACTCATAAGCCGTATTATTTGGAAGTATTTCTTGCGGGTGTGCGGTCATTCCGTCAAGTAGTGCCGGAACCGGTACCCCGTGGAAATAAGAATCGTCAAACAATACCGGGGTGAACGTTGACCCGGTAAACGTAATTGTTACCCGAACAGAATAGCCCGCCGGAATGTATGCCAAGCCGAACAACTTTTCGTCGTAGCTTCCAGCCGTTGAAGTTATGCCAGCCGTGTCAACGGTCAAATAATGGCTTCCACCCCCGTCGTAAACAGAAATGTCGATCAATGACGCGTTGCCTAGGAAATAACACCTTGATTCGATATGAAACCAGCCGGTTTCGGGCGCGACCCATTCGGAAACGTGGTTGTTTCCTACAATTTGCGTTAAATTATCCGAATCGGTGTCGTTATAATATTGGTTTGAATTTAAACCAAGTTCTTCAAACTTTCGAAAAGGGACCACCACCGGACCCGCTACGCCCGTAAGTGTAAAGTGTCCTTCTTGTATTCCCGTTCTATATTCAAGTCGTTTCTTCAGGGCTTCCGAAAACAATGACATATTATATTGATAGTGCCACTTGTCGGCCAATATGTTTAAATAATCGTCGCCGGAAACTTCCCAACCGATCGATTCAAACATTGCCAAAAATAATTCTTTCATATTCACGGCCGGAACAAAGTCGTGCATACGCCAAAACGTTTCCGAATTGTATTTAAAAAATCCGGTTTGGTTATACCCGTTTTCTTTTACGGTTATATCCGGCGTCGTTGCGCGCCAAACGTTTATTCCATTCCAAAACGTAGAAACTTCGTCGGAAAAAGTCGCGTTGGTTACATTATAAGACGAATCTTCACACCCAACAACGTCAACCGTTTCGGGCGTCGTAATTCTTTCACCGATATAATACACACGCGCCACACCGCCGCCAGCGTCAACAATAGAAAGTATTTTTCTATACCCAACACGACCAACATGAACCGGAAAATACGCGTATTCGGTAGGCGCCGAAACGCTTGTCATGTTCAAATATATATTGGTTTCGTTGAACGTGTGATTCATTCCCGATAAATCAATATCGCGCATATTCAAAGCTTTAAGCGCCGAAATAAAGTCTTTTTCTATTGGTATAACTGAAAATTCAATTGTGCCGCCAATTGCGAAAATTGATCCGCTGGTTATCTTCATGTAACCCTCAATAAAGCGTTGGCCGTCGACTTCAATTAATATCGTCGGTTTGCTTATTGGGTTTAATTCTGAAGGAGAATCTAAAACCAACGGCGCGCCCAATATCTTCGACAAGCTTTTGGTTAAAATTAACGTTATTGTTTTGGTGTGCTTTAACCTATATGCGTTAATATCGTCTATAAGCTTGGCTTGCCAATTGGTCGACAACCCAAGACTTCCGGGTACAAAGTCATATATTTCTTCGTCGTTTACAATTACGTTAACGTTAGCCATTTTGTATTTTATTAGAGTGTGACGGCCTGAAGGAAATACTTCCTTGTGTTATTCTTTTGCTTTCCGTTGGAAATGACGCCGAAATAACGTCGACCGGTTCACGGTTGTCGAAAGAATGGACCAAATAAACTTCAGGGCTTTCAACTATTTCACCAAGCCACGCCAACACGTCGTTGTCTTCGTGAAAAGAAAACACGGTTGTTACGTCATTGCTTTCACTAAAAGCGGATCGAATACCGCGACTTTCGCCAATTGGGCCGAATTGTTCCGATAACACTTTGGTTTTTGTCGCGTTCTTGGTTCCAGCTTGCGAAGGTGCAAACGTGTAGTGTTCCATAGTTCCACGCCTAGAAAGCCAAGCCAACCTTGGACCGGTTGAACATTCCGCAATATCTACGGTTATAACTTCCGATACTGGCGTGTCGTCATTTTCAACCCATACTTCGAACTTTTCCAATGTTTCGTCGTATTCGTCTATATAAAGAATTCCGCGTCTTAATTGTATTGTGTCAACACCGGCTTCTAATGTGTTGGCCCAAATAAGCCACATTTGCGAAGAAGTTTTGTTTTCGATACGTATGTCAGTAGTTCCCGAAGGAATATCTACCGACGTAAATGTGTTATAACCGTCTACTGCAACAAATGTTTCGGACCCGGTTCCATTTATCCAAGTAACCAAAACGTTGCCCGTTTCCCACATAAACACCTCAAAGTTTAATTTGTCACCTATTGCCGTGCATGGTATTTCTACATACTGGCTGGTTGGGTTTATTGATACACCAACATATTCTTTTCGATCGCTTCCAGTTACGCGCGCCAAGGCCGCACCGGTATAAGAAAGCGTTGGCGTACTGCTTAACGAAGAACCGTCGTCTTTTCCCTGAAAGGCGTGCGAACTTTCGTTGTGCGCTAATATTGGAATTGCCGTTGTTGTTGGGCTTCCTGACTTTGGATATTTTTTTATCTGCGCGTCGGTGCCAAGTTGGCCTTCATAAAAGAAAAAGTGAAATTGAAGGTGTTCGTTTGGGCGTAACGTTTGGCGCTTAATACGTGTAAGAAATTCGTTTTCTTCACCGTCGACAAATATGAATTTTGTTAAATCGGTGTCGCTTGGTTTGTCCGGTATTGTGTTTGAAGCATAAAAGACGTTTGTCCAAGCTTGGGTTTGAAAGGTTCCGGCCTTATAATGTTTAACCCAAACGCGAAATTTGCCTATAGATTCGTTTTGATTTATAATAATATTCGAATCCGGCTGGCTTGGGTAATCGTGACCAAGTTCACGTTGAACAATTTCAGATACTTCGAAACGAAAGTGTTGCGCGTTACGATAAACAAATTGTTGTTTTTCACCTATCGCGATCCAACGGTCGTTATTATCGCGCATAACTTCAACGATTGCCGTCATGGTAGACGTTTCGTCGACCGTGTTTTCGGTAATAGAAACAACTAGTGGTTCGTAAGCCGAAAGTACCGTGTTAGTATTTGGTTCTTTTATAAAATTCATGCGGCCCTTTTTGTTAAAATGTCAAATTCTTTTTGGCTTCGTTCGATCAAGTTATTGAACTGTACAAACATAAAACCCGACACAATTTCGTCAACGCGTGCAATTATTTCGTTTTCATGTTTGTCTAATGTCCGGGAAACAAACCGCTTCTTTCTTCGGTCGCCGTCGGTTGGTATTCCTTTCTTGTGAATACTGTTTTGAATAGCGAAAGCAACGTCTTTTTCGCGCTTTCCATTCAATGAAAGCTTTTTTACCCTTATCCACTCAATTAAAACGTCAATTGGAACTTTCTTTCCACCAGCTTTTCGGCCCCGGTCCACATATTCACCATAAAACGCGAATTCGCCACGAATAGAAACGTTGTCTATAGACTTACGAACCGAAACTTCAATCGATTCTTTTAACTTTCCGGTTGCTTCGTGGCCTTGGGAAACCAACTCTTTAACAAGTTCAGCTTGCAAGAAGTCCGCAACACCCGTTTTTAAGCGTTCTATTAGCATGGCGTAACATTTACGGATATTCTATGGCGAACTTCGACGAACGTGTCGCCGTCAATCGTAAGTTGATCATTTGGCGTTATTCTAGTGTCGCCGACTATATCAAGTAAGGGTTTGCCCCAATCTTTAATTTGTTGCGACCTATCAACTAATTTTTCAATAAGTTCTTCAACAATGTCTTCAAGGGCTTCTTCATTCTTTGCTTTTGCAATACCGGACCGAATTTCGTCTTCAGTACAATCGATATTTCGCATAACTACAAAAAAAAGCACGTCGTAAAACTTAACGCCCCGCGTTTTGGTTGGAACAACGGCCGGAATTGGTGTTAATAAAACCAAAGGATAGTCGCGGCTTGGCGTTTCATTTATGTCAGCCGCCCAACCATACGAAAATTCATTAACTTCTTCAATTGCTTCGGCGCATTGCTGGTAATATTTTACAATCGTGCTTTTTTTCATTTACCCTTTTATTTCATAGAAACGATTTTTGTTTCTTCTTTTTCGTCCGGCTTTACTTCGGGCGCGTCAGACACAACTTTCGTTTCGTCGGCCTTCTGTTCGCGTTCTCTAGCTTCACGCTTCAATTGCTTACTAGATACCGGTATCAAGTCCAAATTTTCGTCAAGGCGGTGTTCTTTCGTCTTTCCGCGTCCTTCAATTATTCCTTTCATATACGTCTGAAGTTCATGTTCTGCCATTGCGTGATCAATTCGTCGCCCCGGTTGGTCCAATATTTCAATTCGCTTTTTAATGTATGCCTTTGAAGCCGGGCTTGTTTTTAGCACACCGCGAAACCACGATTTTTTAATATTACTCATTTTCCGGTATTGTTAAAAGGTCGAACAATTCGTCGAATTCTACACCAACGGAAGAAAGAATTTTTTCAAAGTCTTTAACACTTAAAAACGGTACCACCTTAACACCACTAGGTTTATCTTTTAAGGCGTGAATTTTTTCGTTAATGATCTGCTTTTCTTGGTTCCACTGCTTCACAAGTTCCGCGTTCTTTTTAATAGAACCCGTTCCCGTTTTTAATTCGGGCCGCGAAGGCATAGCCCAATATTTGTTTGAAGTTTGCGGTTGGGTTTTTTCTTCACCCCCGTTTTCAATCATTACACCGATTTCAAGGTCGGTTAATTTCGTCGCCCCTAATTCGGAAGCGCGAAGAAGTTTATTCCATTCTATTCGAACGGAACGTTCCAGTTTAGTCAATGCTTCAGCTACCGAATATTTTCGAATAAGAAGAAGCTGGCCGTATGTTGCTATTCTGCTTTTCATAAAAAAATTATTTACTAGTCTACCGTTTCGGCTGGCGGCGCCGAAGCGATCGCGTCCGAAATTCGTTTTTGTTCCAAATATTTATTCGTCACATTCTTCAACCATTGACGCCAAATATTCTTCGTGTGTTCTTCGGGTGTTATAGGGTTCGGAAGATACTTTGTATTTTGTTCTTCGGGGCCTAATTCCGGGTCGAATTCTCCGGTGTCTTCTTTGTTTACGTCGTATTGATCGTTTTCAATTGGCATTATTGGGTATTTCGAACAAACTGCCGAAACGCCGTTTATTACGCTTTTGGCGTCTTCTTCGAACGTTACCAATACTTTGCCTTCAGGAAGCACAACGGCGCCCGTTTTGGGTGTATAATATGCGTTTAAACCTTTGTCAAACGCTTCTTCCATTTTGTTTAAAAAGTCTTGTTTATTCATTTTCTTTTAAGTACTGCCATAAATTCAAAGTTTGTAACACTATTAGATTGACTTTCTATGAAGCCCGTCCAATCGCTAATTCGAACAACATTTTGCGTATTATTAAACTGGCTTGAAATGTCGCTTTTTTTACCCAATCGTGTAAACATAAAAGCGTAATTTGTTAGTGGTTGTTTCGGGTTGCCTTGCTTGTCTTCAATTCTAAATTGGGTATAATTATAAGCATATCCGGCGTCATATTCGGTCGTTTCGGTCGTCCCGTACCCGTTGCCTAGTGACTTTGTACTGAAACAAGCGTGTAAAAATGGTACGTGACCCACCTTCAATATTTTTGTAGTCGAATCCCAACTTATTACCGTTGGGTTCGTATAAACACCACCACCGTAGTCCTGAACAATCCACTCACTCCCATTGTAAGCGCAATAAATCACACCTCTGTAATCCTTGTGAACATATCCGTCAATTTGCGAATAGTTAAGTCCATAGCCACCACCTAAAAAAACACCTTCAGCAGCCAACGTTTCATCAACACATTGGAAAGCACTAATTACGTGCGAATACTGTCCATCGTAGTAAATGGTTATTTGTCCATTATTAACCTTTGCCGAATCTACTCCAATATTGTCGTGATCTTGGTCAACCAATACACTCCACCCGTTAGAATCGTATTTGATTATGCCCGTAACAATTGCGTAATCTGAGTTTAAAGCTGGTGTTTGGTTTTTCCACTCACCGTTGTAGATATATGCAATACCCTGTGTGGTGTCAATTCCAAAATTGCTTTGGAATGAATCGGGAATGTTTGCGGGCTTGCCATCTGTATAAAAAGGCAATGGGTAACAATTACCCGAAGAATCGCATATAACTGGCGCTACACCTTGGTAGCTTTGCGCGTCGCATTGTGTGACAATAGAAGACATTGCCAAAATTAACATTGTTGTAAATAGCGCTTCTTTGATCATTTTCATTTTATGTTTTTTGATTCTCCATTGTGCAATACAGTCATTTCGGTATCGCTCACACCTACAAAAGTAAACCCTTTAACAATACCAACCATTTGTTCAAGTGATTCGCGGCTAATTTCGCCCGCCCTATATTTACTATAAAAATTTTGTATTGCTTCCATTTATGCCGCGGTTAAGTTTATATTATAAGTCACTCCATTCATTCGAACTTGCCAGTTGGTTCCATTTTGCCACATATCCCCGTCGTTTGGCGCTGCTGGTGCTACCCCCGTCGTTAGTCTTAACGAAGCATAACTTGCTGAAGAAGCCGCCAATTGCAAAACCGCACTTGGAGAACTACCGCCGCCCAAATACATGCGCGGCGTATTTATATCTATATTTAAAACGTGATTTGTGTAACCGCCTGAACTGTTTGTTTTGGTTAGGTAGAAGTTATTGTTATATTTTGATATGGTTAACCCATTAGACCCAAATGTGTCTTTCAACCATATTTCCGGGAGTGACCCCTCTACTATTAAAACCCTTTCGGAAGGTGCGCCTTGCGTACCCGTAACACCGCCGGAAAAATGCGCCGTTGTGCCGGGGTTGCTTGTTCCTACACCCCAATAACCAACACCCATAAGTCGGGCTTTTTCGATCGCACTGGCTTCGGAAGTTCCACTTGTGCCGCCCGTATTAGATGAATAAAAAATAATGTCACCACCGCCCGCACTACCGGAACCCGAACCAGCATATAAACCTAAATTAGTCCCGGTTTGGTTTGTCCAGCCAATAGGGTATTGCGCCTTCAAGGCGTATTCGGTGCCGGGTCCACCATACGCGCCTTGTCTAATTAGTCGCGTTGTGAATGTGTGGCTATAACTACCGCCTGAAATAACCCGTATTCCGTTCGCCGCGTCATAACTGAAGCCATTTAAACCGACTTCACTGTCACCAATTTGTAGCGCCGGAACAGTAGTTGTTCCGTCATAAAGCAACCTTAAATAACTGGAATTATTCAATATAGTGTTTCCAGTTACGTCAATCTTTAAAATATTTCCCCCGGTATTCCCGTCACTATTAAAGTTCAAATAGTCGGCGGTTTGCATATTTACACCGTCGTATCTTATACCAACATAATCGTTTTCAGCTATAGCGTGAATAGTTGCTTGCGGTGTTCCGGCAACATTTAACCCCAAGGTTGAACCGTACCATTGAAACGTTCGCGCACCGTTTTCGATAACTTCAAAAGCGCGTCCAGTATGACCAGCATTAAACGAAACGGTTAACGTTCCGTCAGGATCATAAACAAAACCGGCGCTTGTGGTCCATTGCGACGCACCATTCAAAAACGGAACCGCGTTTGCAACGCCCGACGCGTAAGTGTCGCCTTCGGTTACTTGTGTTGTAACGGCCGCTTGAACAATATAGTCGTCAGCGTCAACCGTGAAGAATTCGCCCGGCGTAAAACCGAAAGCTTTGTCACCAACACGCCATTGTCTTGCGGTTTGTGGAACCTTTGCAACACCAGCGCGGGCCGGTGTGAACCCTATTCTTAACGCTATTGACATAATTCGCCCCCTTCCAGCACTGAAGCCTTTGTTCGTCCCGTTACCGGATAAGCCGAATCGTCAATGTTAACTTTTGCATGAACTTCTATTTCGCCCGGACCGGGGGTTGCCGCTTCAATTTGCGCGGTTGTTATTGGTATGTCGATTTCATTGTCTTCGGCGCCGTCAATTGCGGCTGAAGTGTATTCGCCACTTGTGGACGGCCAACGGAATTTTCCAACCGTTATTTCGTTGATAATTATATCGAAAGTAGCCCAATTTATATTCGTCCGAAGCACGTCTTCGTCGGTTTCGTCGTTTACCATTTCAATTCGTAACGGTATATCTTCGCCTAGGTAATATTTATCAATCATTCTTTCGTTATTTTGCTGGCATTTGGGCCTTCATTTCGGCCTTCATATATGCCATAGTTTCAACAAAAATATACAAGTTTGTCTTTTCTACTTCTTCAAGTTTTCCAATAGTACCCGAAGCCGCCACACTCTTTAAGGCACCGCCCCAACCGTATCTTTCAAGCCAACGCGCATTTCGCCCCGACTTTCGTCCGGTCCTATCAGATAAGACCGGGTGATACTGTTTGATATGGTCAAAGACTGAATAAAGCAAAAAAAAACTTCCATTGCCACGTTCATTTTGAGCAACTTAAAATTCTTAGCCCTTTCAAGCGAAACCGTTTGGTTATATTCTTCACGTATTGGTTTCGACTTCTTGTTCTTTCCTTTATACTTCGGCCGGGCTATTATTGCCAATATAACCGGGGCCAATTCCCAACGACCGCCAGCCATTTCTTTCGAATTGGCTTCTATGTCGGCAACTTCACAAAATTCAAGGGCTTCACCCTTCGCCATAGGTACGACAACGCCATAACCTTCTTGTGATTCGGGCAAATAATACGTTTCACCTTCAAATTTGAATGATTTAATTCCCTTGTGTTCGTAGTTGGGGACATTCAATAAACCCATTATAACCGGGGCAATATATTCACGGTACAAAGTAGCGCGCCAAGGCCCAAGAATTGTTTTTAAAACTTCCGGTTTAATGTCGCTTAACACCTCTAAACAAGACCCGCAAAACGTTGGGATTGTAACGTCAAACACCTTTTGCGGCATTGAAGAAACAAGTTTTTGCTTCTCGATTTCGTTTTCTTCGCTTTCGGGTTGGTAGTGTAGCGCGTAGAAGTCAATTAATTCTTTCGGCAATTGTTCCTTTGCCATTTTGTACAAAGTGGCCGCTTCGTCGATCGTTATTTCAGACCAATCAACGCGTAATTTTACCGGTTCAAGATTTACTTCGAAGTTGATCAAACTAAGGCTTTTTTTACAAGTCTTCGAACCTTTGTTCCAAGCTGACGGTAACGCGTAGTCGGCCGCCCGTTTTTAGCTTTAAATTTAATTACTTTATCAATTGCCGAATCTAATTCTTTAGACTTGTCAATTGCCTTTTGAATAAGTGCTTCAGCTTCTTCAAGTTCTTTTGCTTCTTTTTCAGCGGCTTCGGCTTCACGCTTAGACATACCTTCTTTTTCTATGTCAATAAGGACACGATTAAAGGCCGCTTTGGCAACACCTTGAAGTCTTGCGGGTACTTCTTCCAAGAATTCGACAACATTGTCAGAACCTTCAGAAATAGCCGTTTTCGCCATTCCTTCAAGTATTGAAACGTGTTGTTTAATAATTGCGTCTACAACCGTTACGCGATCTTCTTTCGCTTGCATTTCGGCCAACTTGTCGAAGTCGGTAGTTTCTGAAATTAAAGCAATGGTTTTTTTCGCGTTCAACCTTGGTTCGGCTGGTGCTTCGCCTTCAGTAGCTTCTTCAACTTCTTCAACTTCTTCAGCATTGTCTTCATTTGTCGCTTCAGCCGGTGCTTCTTCAGTAGCTTCAGCTTCAACACCGTCAACTTCGTCAGGTGTTACAATGATTTCGCTTTCGGCTAAAATAGAAATAATTTCTTGGTCCGATTTTCCTTCGTTCTTTAAGGCCCTAATTTGAGTTTCGATTGTTTTGTCCATGTTGTTTTTACATTGTCATAAACTTACGCCGAACGTCGAAATATGCGCGCATTATTAACGCGTCTAAAAAATCGGGAGAACGCCCAAGAATGTTTTTCATTTCGGGCTTTGTAATTATTCTCAACTTTCCGTCGTCGTCGGGTTTAAGTCGCTTCAAACATCGTCTTTCGTCTTCAAATATTTCAGTTACATTTTGAGAATCAAATTTCATTGAAGCGACAAGGGGCGAAATATAAACCAAGTCGTCGTTGATTATTTCGGCCAATTTATACGCACATTGCGTTTTTAAGTTGAAAAAGTTTTCACCCCTGAACGGTTTGCTTCCGTTCTTAAACGCCCTAGCGTTACGCAAGAAGCCACGAAGATAAGCACCAACGCCGTCAGCGTCATAAACAATATTTGATTGCGGTACACTATGTTGTAGCGCCTTTTGTTCAATTAGTTTTATTACTTCGTCGCCTTCGCTTTTTTCCATTACCGCCAAGTCGATCAAGCGCCAACCGGACCAAACCGCAACGACAAACCGGTCGGAACCGTGCAAAGCAATGTCGGCCGTTATATACTTCAAACCCTTTTCAACAAATTTGTTTGTGTAACAGTTGCGAAGGTTTGAAAGGTTTATCAAGTCGTTGCCGTCAATTCTTACTTTCCAGTTACCCCGGTATAATTGGGCGACCATTGCGTCGTCTTGGGCCAATAGGTTCGACAAGTAAGCCGGGTCTTTCTTCAAAAGTTTAGCGTTATCGTGTATTGTTCCCGGTATAAAAGTCACCGACTTAACCAAGTCCGAAACCTTTATGTCTTTCAACGCTTCGTTTTCGAATATGTGCGGACACTTAGCAACAACTTCTTCGGGTGTGTCGCCCCAAACATAGTTTCCAGCGTCACGGGCAAACCAGCGTATAACACCAGCGCGTTCGGGAATTGCTAGTCCATACGTCGGGCTTGTTTGGTCTTGATCGATCCACCAAGACAAGAATTTGGCGACCCATGAATCGGGGTCGGGGTTGCAAGTGGCCCGAATATATGGCTTAATTCCGCACATTGTACGGTTACGGCTTAACAAGTAGTCGAAAGTAGTTTGTGAAAAGTGCGTCAATTCGTCGAATCCTATCATTGCTATTTGTGCGCCTTGCCACGAAATTTTATCTTTTTCATACTGAAGGTGTGCGAACTTGATCTTCGATTCGTTGCCGAAACGCCATTCCAAAAACGTTTCGTGCGGTTCGCCGCCTATACTGGTGTATAGTTCTGTACTAGTGTCCCAAAGGCCGCCAGCTTGCCGAATTTGTGGGCTTGTTCGCCTAAATAAAACGGCATTATAGCCTTCAACACCAACGTTTCGACCGGCTTCCATTAGTAAGGCGAACGATTTACCAGCACCAGCCGAACCACCACCGACCGCAATATCGGCTTTGGATTTTAAAAATTCTTCTTGAAACCCCGGTTGCGCTTCAATTCTTGGCATATTTACACGTTGTCGGGCGTTAAATATTCAATTAGCGGCCGAACTTCTACTTTGCGGGCTTTTTGTGGGTCCAAAAGCGAAACACTAACTATTTCCGCGCGTGTTATTGTGTCGGTTTTTATTTTGGTGTCGTCATTAATTAGAATCTGAACGCTTGGCTTCATGTTTAGGCAAGAATACGTTGTTTCGATCGTGCCAAATAGGTCGTTCAAATTGTCGTCGCCCCTTTTTAGCGCTATTGTTCCAATTAGTTGCGTTGGGTCAAAGTTGCGAAATAACGGGTACTTGAAGCCCTCTTTAAAACGTAGCCCCGATATATTAACATTAACACCTTGGCCGAAGTAGCCGTTGCGTATAATATCAACGTTCTTTATTTCAATTAATTTGTTTGGGGTTGCGCTAATTCGAACCAAGTCTTCAGAAGAAAAAGCGCGGTTGTCAAATGGTAATTTGTTGTTGATCATTTATACTTTTGTTTCACGTCCATTTTCAGGAAGAACCAAGACATTTATTTCTTTGCCGCCGCTGGTTATATCTTTAGTAACTGTAGCCTTTCCGAACAACCAATCGCGATAATTCGACAACGTTTTACCCCGGTTTTCTACGTCAATCAATTCTTTTATAAGAACCTTGATCGCATAAGGGGTTTCTTTGTCTTGTTCTAATTCGCGAAGCTTAGTTTCGTCACAATTGAAAAGTAGTTGGCACGCTTCCAACATTTCGGACTTCTTTAAGACTTCATAGCCTTCAGCTTTTAATTGGTCGTTAATCTTATTGAACGACTTCTTTGGCCTTCCGTTGGGGTTGCCGCTTTGGCCCTTCTTCCAAGGTGTTAAATTTTGTTCGTTAGCCATTATTTGTTCACTGTTTCTTCATTGTTTACAGTTGCGCAAATATAAAGAACAATTGTTTGACGTTAAAGTGTGAATATAGTGACTTTTTTGCTATTGTCTTCTATGCTGAAAACATTCTTGTGTTTCCAACTGGCAAGTATTTGGTATGAATGAAACGTCTTTCTTGTTCTTTGAGCAATAACCGAAGGCAATTCTTGAATTTAAGCTAAAAACAAAATTCATTTCGTTTACTTGCTTCAATATATCTTTGGCTTTCTTGCGTTCTCCTTTAACAATCCAATCTTCAGCGGCTTCAACCAGCTTCAACCGCTTTGTGTCAAATAGCCTTTTTTGTTCGATATATAAAAAGTCAATGTGTTTTTGCCTTTTAACAAGTGATCGAACCAAGAATTTACAATCGTTGCAATTCGAATCAATTATTTGTTGTTCTATACTCATAGCATTATTTAAAACGAACGGCTTGTTCTTGGCTTGCATACAATCCGTATTTCTTGGCGCTTTTAATGTGTTCGACACGCTTGCCGCCCCCTTTAGTATTGCCGCACAAATCCGCGTTAATAGAGTATTGAACGGCAGCTTCTTCTTTCGTGTTGATTAATTTGACGCCACGTTTAACCAAGCCATTGAACACCCGGTCCATATCGTTTACATTATACGAAGTATATGCGTCGGGGTATTGGCTTCTTTTCTTTTTTGCAAAATAGAAGTGTTTCATTTCTTTGCCATTCCTATTTTTTACAACCCTAATTCGTCTAATTAATCGGGGGCTTTTGCCTATGATTACAATGTCGCCAACCCTTAAAGACATTATTTCCTTTCGCTTGTTTTCACGATTCTTTGTTGTCTTGTTTTTAAATAGGTTTCTTATGAAACTGTAGCTACTCATAGCAAATCATTCTTGAATATTAACCCCTTGTCTTTTAGGTCGGAGTAGGTTTTACTAAAGTCTACTGAAAATTTACGCTCTCTATTATGTGTGTAAATTATTAGACCATAGCGATTATCCCCCGTTTTATACCATTTGAAATCACCTTCCCACAATACCCTTGCTTCTGCTTCTTGGTAGGCTTTGCACAATTCAATGTCTATTGGTTTTAACTTCTTTTGTATTGTGTCGTCTATGTCTGCATAACAATAAATACCCCACGCCTTCGGCTGCTCCAACGGATTACCCTCTAAATCACATCTGATAAAATGCCCTAGTATTGGTTGGCTTGCTTCTAGTTGTGCGATTGCCTCAACTTGGTCAACGAATAAGAATAAACCCCTATCATTGGCTTTGATTGTCTTCAATACAAAATCTACCGTTCCTTTAAATGTAGTTCCTTTCATTTGATTGCCTTTAATTTAATTAAACCGGACTTCTTTCGGTATTCGGTGCGCGTAAACAAGACGCCCCGGTGTTCGAATGGGTATTTCTTACGCGAAAGTGTGTTGAATACAAGATCGTATTCACGACATATTTCAGCCAAAGAACCCCAAGTTTCAACGCTTGTTCCGCTACTTAATACAATTATGTTATTTCTTTCCATTTTCGTCTTCTCTTACTATTTTAAACCAATCGAAGCCGCTTCCGTCTTCACATTTTTCGGCGTCCAAAAGTTCGCCAAGCTTATTTTCATATTTCGCGTGTTTCTTTTCGTCCGCACAACAAGAACAACCTTCGCTTGTTACGTAGCCAGCGAACGCAGACAACACTTCTTCACGAAAAGACGGTTTTTTGTCACCAGCGGCTTCTTCAGACTTTTTTTGTTCTCGATATATTTTCGCTTGCTTTTGCACTTCTTCAAAAAGCCCTTCTTGGTAGTTTGCGCTTTGCGGGTCAACCTGATCGTATAGTGTCATTTGACACATAATAAGATTCAATTCCGGGTTGTTTATTTCGGCTGCACATTGCGCCAAATGAACCAAATGTATTCGAAACTGGTTCATAGGAACAAACAAAACGCCCATTCCTTTAGACGCGCCTATAGCGTTGTCGGTAATTTCTTTTAAAAGGTTCGGAACGTGTGTCTTAAAAGATAATTTTCGTGTTTTTTGATCTTTATTATTCATTACTATAATTCTATTACTTCAGATTCTAAAATATCAATTTGTTGTTCAATTTCGTCGAATACGTCTTGAATTGTTTCGGCGTGGCGTTCCATTTGTTCGCCTTTTTCGCTTTCTTGTAAACCTTCCGGCAAATTGTCAAAACCGTCTTGTTCTTCAATTTGAATTTCTTCAATTTGAATAAGCGCTTGCTTAATTAGATCGACGGCGGCGCTTAAATCTTTACGTTTTTTATTATTCATTGCTTGCTTATTTATATTTTTATAGGTTAAAGTTATTTTAATTTCGCCAGCCCCTTTCTTTTTCCATTCGTTTCATAAACTTGTCAGTAATGTCACAAAACGGCGTGTTTGGTCCAATATTCGAAACGTAATGCCCATCAGTAAAACTTACAGTAACCCTTTTACCCGTTTCTGATAGTTTTATATTTTCAACCGTCCTAGATACCCAAAACATTCTTAAATCTTCCGTGTAGTAGGGTATTTGTAAAAATTCTACGGTGTCGCCAATGTTAATATTATTAGCGGTTGCATATCTGTCTTTTTTCGTTGTTTTCATAATTATTATTCCTTTTTAACAACACAAAGATAGGTTGTTATTTGATATAAACAAGAATTTTTTTGAATAAAAAAAGGGGCGTCGAATAAGTTGTCGCCCCTTGGTTTCCAGTGCTTGCTTCAGAACCTTAAACCCGGCGCCGTTTATTTCGAAAAGAGATTAAAAACGCGACGCCGAATTGTTCGGAAAATTCACAAGCTTCGTTTGTGTTGTTGTTGCGCGAATTGGGTTCGAACCAATGATCTGCGGGTTATGAATCCGCTATGTTAACCGCTACACCACCGCGCGGCGCAAAAGTATATTTTATTACACAAATAACAAACCGACACCGGGCGAAGCGTCTACGCAGTACAAATATAAACGCAGCTTAAAAGCACGCGGCCCCCGGCCCCCGGTTTGTCAAATTCTTATTCATTCCAATCTAAACACCCCTTCAAGTTGCACCGGCCCCAAATATGGCCGTTGTCGCCATTCTTGCGCCATAGAATAGAACCTTTGCATTGTGGACACTCTATCGTTCCGCTTTGCCCTTCAGTGGCTTTAATGGCTTTAATGGCTTTAATTGTGTTTTTAAGCCTTGTCGGCGGTTTGTTGTCAATCATTTTTAATTATCATTTTTATTAATTCTACAATACACCACAATATCGCACCAATTAAGGCGCCAGCGGCAAAATTCAATATATGAACAATCAAAGCGTTTTTAACTTTTCGACCATTTCCGAAGGGACGTAAATCCAAACAAAGGCCCAATTGTTATATTCTTCTTCGTCATAAAAGAACCACCGTTCCAAATTATAGTCGTAATATCCGACCCTTGGCGGCGCGGCTTTGTCTAAGATAAAAACGTCTACACTGGCAGATAAAACTTCACCGTGTACCGTTGTCGCCCTTACGGGCTTGTCTTCGTTTGTGTGTGTGTTTGGCATAATTATTTAACTAAATATCTATAGTGCGGCTTTTGAATAGGACCGCCGGCAATTATCGTATATGCGCGAACGGTTATTTTACCGTCAGTTATCACGGTCGACATATTGGGGTCTAAATAAGTAGATTGCATTTTAAACGAACCTAAATTAAGCCCCTTTTTTATTACTCTAAGCGCTAGCTTTTCAATTGATCCGGCGAAATGTTTTTCAGCGTCAGAAATAGCGACTTCTAGGTGTTGCGCTTGCGTTTTACTTGCAACACGAAAAGCTTCAGCTTCTAGTTTAAAGTGTTTTCTTGAATCTGAAGTATTAAAAAAGTTTTTAGGAAATGAATATTTGCCGTTTGCGTTTTTTAATGGTTCTAAACCCAAAAGTTCACACCATTCTTTCGCACTCCAATTTTTTCGTTCTACAATTCTATTGTATTCCGCGTTTGTGAATTCCTTCGTGCGCGCGATATATGCGTTTTTTAATTCAACCGTTTCAATTTTAAGTTGATCGATTAAGCTTTTAGTGTTGTTTTCTGCGTTATTCATAACACAAAGATAGGTCGTTATTTGATATAAACAAGCGGTTATGTAATAATTTCAATATTGAATTTCGCCCGAAGGTGTTCATTAAGGTCTTTTTGTGTAAAGAAGCGTCGGCTTTTATCTTCAGAAAAATCGGTTACAATAACACCTTTCAAAGTTTGAGCGACCGCGTTGTGTGTCGCCCGGATCGTTGCGTCGGTTTGTACCAATTCGGACCACTTTAAAACCGAAGTTTTTATTGCGTTAGGTTTAACGCCTATTTGCCGGGCAATTTCGGCCCGGTTGAATATCGTCTTTTTAACTAAGAAATAACGAACGCAGTGGCGCGCACTTTTTCCGCAAGTGTTGTTTTTTAGTTCTTCAGCGTCCACGCCAACAACTTCGGCGACGGCTTGGTATATTTTATTTGTTGATGTCATTTACTTCGTTCTATAGTCTTTAATAATACCCGATTCGTTTAAATCAATGAAGTGACACATTTGCGCCAAACGTGAATTTATTCTTTTTCCATACTTCCGGGCAATTTCGTCTTGATTTAGGTTTGTACAAAAGAAGGTTCGCCCGCTTTTGTGTAAATACCTTTGTTCGATAACCTTCGACATTAACGATTCTTCGTCTTTTCTTGCGAAGTCGTGCGTTGGTTCGCTTCCTAGGTCCGAAAAATATATGTCGCCGAATAGGTTTTCAGACAACCAATCGGTGTTTTCGTTACTTCTTTTTATTCGGTTATAGTCTTGAATGACTGAAATACAACTTCGGAATTTTGCGGCCCGGAAGTCAACTAAATCAAAGTCCGAAAAACTACAATAAGGAACACTTAAAAAGGCCGTTAATATTGTCGTTTTGCCGACGCCAGTGTCACCCATTAATATTAAACCCTTTTCAGGTGTTAAGACTTTTGATATTCCCATAAAGTATTCGTTCAAATGCTTCATAAGAACAATTTGCTTTTCGTCAGGAATGAATTCGGTTATATTGTCGCGTTGTGCTAATCGATTAAGCGTTTGCTTAATTAAAACATTGCGACCGCCACGGGTTAAGGTCTTTTGAACCCGCATATTGTTTATTTTGTTCCAATAGTCCGCAGTATTTTCGGCCATTTCGTCGACGTTGTTTTCGGGCTTTTTATATCCGAACCGCTTCAATTCTTCGGCTGGTAAATGGCCGTACATTTGCAAAGCCGAACCAACCAGTTCGTTCAATTGCGTTGTTTCATTAGTTTCTTTCATTATTCTAATACTTTGGGTTTTACAATTGCTTCGTGTCCACGCTGAAGAACTGAAGGTTTACTTTTTTGTCCGAAGTCTTTCTTCAGCCAACTTCTTGCGGTAACAAATAAAGAAACGTAACTATTATTTTTTTTATAGTTTTCGATATTGTCCAACGTTTCGTCAATTTGTTCAATAGAATAGTTTTCTTTTAGTTTTTCAACTTCTTCAACTGTTATTTTTAAATGCTTAAAGGCGCGGTATGTTTTTAAACCCTCATTCGAAGAATGATCAATAACATTATCATTATCAATAACATTATCATTATCAATAACATTATCGGTATGTTTCGTATCACTTCGCTTTGTGTTTTGTGCGTTCGTATGCGGTCGCATAAGTTCGCTTTCTGTCGCATCTTTTTTAATGGGTTCGCTTTTTTTTGCGTTCCAACGCTTTTTTGCGTTCTCCGAATTTTGCAAACGCTTGTTTTCGTATTTTTCTAAGTCACGTTTTAAAGCTTGTTTAATTGGCTCAAATGCTATTTCAACCAAAATATTATCGGTTTCCGGGTCTTGGTCGTTCACATACTGAAGAATGTGTTTGAATAATTCGCCAGCGGTTTCGTTCGGTAATTTTTGAACCGTGTGAATTAGATCACTATATAAAAGGAACGATTTTTTGTCTTTTGCCATTATTATTTATAAGAAGGCCCCGGCGGTTGTCGGTAGAAGTAGCGAAACGAACCACAACAACCAATTGGGGCCAATGTTTTTATTACTTGCTTTTTTTATTCGTTTCGCTTGCGCAAATATACCCGCTTGTTTTGGATATATTTAACATTTTACATTCGTTTGTTATTAACAATTTTATCTTCCAAGAATCGAAACAATAAAGCTTTCAAATTCTTCAAAAGTTTTAATTATAATATACAAAAAGCCTTGCTTTACAACACATTGTTCAAATTCTTTTTGGTTGTCGCTTTGCGTGCCTTTGGGCGTTTTTACCTCTATAAAGTACGTTTTACTATTGTGTATAAGTATTAAGTCAGACACGCCACGGCGAACGCCTTCATATTTCAGTTTTGCGGCAACACTTTTGTTTCTTTGGCCGCCATTTGGAACGGCGAAAAGCTGGTGTTGTCGGTTTGGATATTGGTAGTCAAACCAACGAACGAAAGACTTTTGAAGAATGTGTTCTTCTTGTTTCATTAGAATAGTATTTTTTGGTTTGGGTTTATCTTAAAAACGCCCTTTTTGATCCTAAACACCAAGCCGCGCTTAACCAACCTAGAAAGTATTTCGCCGACGTATTTGTGTGTATTGTGGTAATAGTAAAACGGCACCGCTTCAGCTATTTCTTTAAGTGTAGCGAATTCGACGGTTTTAAGAAATTTCAATACTTCGTGTTTTTTGTCCATAGTATTAAGATAAAAAAAGGGACCAACGCGGCCCCCTTTTTATTTTAGAATAATTAAACACCGTTTTGTTCGTGTTCAAACAGTTCTTTCGAAGAAGGCACTTCGCCGGATAAAACGCAGCGTTGCGAATTGTAAAAATACGAATACGTTTTAAAACGTTCATTATATCGAACTTCATAACCGCCGTGTTTTATTATTTGCCTAATATTATAAGCAATTGTTGCGTAGTGGTTCGCACGTTGCGCGACTTCTAAATCCGGGTATTGTAGCGCGTTAACTTCAACATTAGCCCGCGCGTGTCCTATAGCCGTGTCAAGTGTTAAAAAGTCCTTCATAACTACCTTTTAACGTGTGTTATTAATTCATTGATCAAAGACGAAAGTTCTTCGTACATTTTCCGGTTCTTGGAAGACTTAAATTTATATTTAGTTTTCAATCCGTTTAAATCGTCAACTAAGTCTTCAACCTTTTCGGCGTCACCCTTGTTTAATTCGGCTTCAATCCGCGCTTCTTCTTCAGCTTTTGCTTTCGATTCAGCTTCTTCGCGCCTTTTTAGTTCGGCGGCAATTCGGTCTTTTTCAGCCTTTTCGGCTTTCGCTTTCTTTTCAGCTTCTTCAGCCTTTGCTTTTGCAATTCGGGCTTCTTCTTCGCGTTTTAAACGGGCTTCTTCGGCGTCCTTCTTTGCCTTTTCTGCACGTTCCACAATCTTTTTGAACTCTATGTCATAAGATTCATTTGGAAGGTTTAAAACACCGTCAAAATCATCTATGTAAAACATATACGGCGACAATTGTTCGCGACGTGCGGCAATAAGTTCTTCGCGTTCTTTTTTTACACGCGCGGCTTCAATACGTTCTTCTTCTTCTTTTTTTGCCGCTTCTTTTATTTTACACAATTCGATTAAATATTCTTCTTCAGGAAGATCAATAAAAACACCGGGCTTTTCAATATACACCGGCACAAACGGCGCTATTTCGTCGTAGCGAACACTTCGTTGTTTTTCAAGTCGTTCTTTCGCCACGCGTTCGGCTTCAATGCGGGCTTCTTCTTTCTTTTGGGCTTCAACCCTTTCAGCTTCTTCTTTCCTTTTTAGTTCTTCGCGCTGGTCGAACTGAAGCTTCGCCCCGTTGAATAGTTTTTGATATTCAGTGTCTACCATTTTACCAAGGTCAACACCTAACGGTATAAATTCCCGGTATGGTTCGCACTCTTTTTGTCGCGAAATACGAAGCGCTTCTTGTTCTTGTTGACGCTTCAAAACAATATATTGTTCTTGTTTTAACAAATGTTCTTCCATAGGTTTTACAACATATTCAAGTATATTGTAAACACCCTGAACGGCTTTATTGTAACGGTTTGATTCGGCTTTTAAGTCTTTTCGAACACCGTCCGCGCCCGTTCGTATTTTAACAAGCTTCAAACGCGCTTCACGCGCTTCTTTCATTTTGTCGACTTGTGTTTCGTCGGTAACAACCAAAGCTTGAACGCGTTCTTTATATTGGTTTATGTCTTGAAAGAATTGTGTGAAGGAATTCGTAATTTTTACGGCGCTATCGCTTGCCGGAACCAAACCAGCTTCTTCAATTTGTTTTGAAATTTCGTTGGAAGAAACAACCACTACTTCAGCGGCTTCTTCATTGTTGTTTTTGTTGTTTGTCATTTTTATAATTCTAAAGTGTTAAACTATTTAAGTACCTACGGGCGGCAATAATTCGCGTTTTATATTCTTCAATTTTCATTTCGTCGCGATCTATTTCAAAGCGTTTAACCCGTTCTTGTTTTGATATTGGTATAAAGTCGCTAGTGTCAGCGCTATCGAAATGAATAGCTTTCATTTCTTCAAGGCCGTCAATAGTGTAAATGTTGTTTTTTGCTATCTCATACTTTTTTTGATCTGACAAAAACAAGTCGGATTGTTTGAAAGTTTCCCGGTAGAACATAGACGAAATAAAATGTTCAGGCGTATCAATTAAGCAATAAGCCAGTTCGGCCCGGTGTAAACCTAAAAGCCACATATAACCGTTCAATTGGTCTTCATAAACTGGTTTCATTTCAGATTCGGCAAAGGTCCAAATGTCCCAAGACGTTTTTGTGTCGATAACAACAACCGGGTTTTCTATCGGGTGCGTCGTGTCCCATTCGCCCGTTATATAGTCATTAGTTAACCGTTCTTTGTTGTTGATCAATAACCGGCCGGTAACGTCGCCCAATAAATCAAAAGCGCCTTCTTCGCCTTCTTTGCCTTTTTCCAAGTATTTAGAAGTTATTTCTTTGCGGCGGCCATATTTTTCTTCAATAAATATTTCGCGCAAATACGTCTTGGTTGTGTCTGAAGGTTCACCCGCTTCGCGCGCCGCCTTTGAACGTGGGTTCGTCATTAATTTGTTCAACTGTGAACACCTGAATTTATAGTTGCTAAAGTCCATTTTTTATTTCGTTTGCGCGTGCGCTGGCTAATAGGGTTAAGTTATACTTTTGAATATACGACCGAATATTCGTTAACTGTGAAACACTGGTCGCTTCTTTTACTTGTGTTTCAATTTCTTCTTTTGTAGGCGGCGCCGGTGCTTGTTTTCTAATACGCAAACCACCGACCACTTCGCCCTTCATTTTAACGTTTGGATCAACATAAACTTCAACCTTAATATTTTTCCAATCTTGAACAAAAGGAGAACCGCCAGCTAAAGACCGAACAATCTTTCCGTTTGTCGCATTTAAAACCATAGGCTTTATATTTTCGACAAAGTGCGCTATGTTGGCGCTTATTCTTTTCCCGGTAACAATAACACCCGAATTTCGGTCGCCAGCAATAAGTTCGTGTTGAATTACTTCTTTTATTGTAAACACCAAAGAACGCTTTTGTTCAATAAAGTCTTCAATATCAGCGGCCGACAAGTGGTCGCTTTTGTAAACGTTTCTATAATGTGATTTATTAGACATAACACCCCCCTTTTTTTAGTGGTGAAGGAAGTATTGAACAAAACCAACGAACGGCGCGGTCGAACTTAGAATCGAAGTAATACGTGCCAATTTCAAAGGGCATACCGTGTTCTATTGCTTCGGTTAAACAATAGTCGTTTTCCATTGCTTCAAGAACCGGAACCTCAACGGGTCTTTGGTCCATATCGACCGGCGAACCCTCTATTTCGCGAACAACGTCTTCTTCCATTAGGTTTAAACCGTGTTCTTCAATGGTTTCTTTAAAATCTTCAGGGCTGAATTCAATGTAAATATCGACCGGTGAATCGGGAAATATTAACCATGTTCCGCAAGAATCGATTCCGATTCGCTTGTCTAAGAAAGACGCATTTTTCACACCTTGGCGAATTTGCGCAATTGTTTTAACTTTGTGCTTCATTATTATTCTAAATATTCTTTAAAACGGGGCCGCTTGCTTGCTTGGCCCCGTTTTTCGTTAACTACTTTCCGGCCGCCTTTGTTAATGTCTTCAACATGGCTTCCATTTTTTCAACAATATCAACACCGGATTCGCGGCCGTTCATTACTCTATAAATGCGGGCGCTTTCGTTTTTGTGTTCCGGGTAATAGAATTTAAAATGTGTGAAATATTTTTTTACACCAATTTCGGCAAACTTAGCTTTCAAGGCTAATATTCGAACCTTTTGTTGGTCGGCTTCACTTAGGTTTTTAAAGTCTAAAGGCGTTAATTCGTTTGTCATTTGTTCTTTTGAGTTGCGCAAATATATAGCGCTTAAAGTTACAAAACAAACTTTTTTATTTCAAGAATATCTATTTTATCTAAGAAGGCCCCAACAAAAAGAAGCCTATGAACATAGGGTCGTTTGTGTTCCTTATTGAAACGCCAACTTTGCCTTTTGACTTGTCGCGGTTTAGGTTGCCCGCAATTGTTTTATATGTTCCGTCAGGCTTAAAAGAAGTCGGGTCTACAATTTCAACGTGTCCCGGACCGTCAAGAAGACTTTGCGAAATATATTTTCGGTGCGAAACGGCAACTATTCCGTAAATACCAGCCGGAACTTCAGTTTTTCCCGGTTCAAACCTTTCGCCAACCGTTTGCCATTGTTTTGCGTTTGCGCTTCCGGGGTGTTCAAGTCCGGCTTCGTCAGCACAACCGCAAGCCATAGTTCCACACCAAGGAATTTCGTCGCTATCAATACCAAATTTAACTTTGAAGTTCAATTTATCGATCCAAGACATAATTGTCTTGTTGTGTATCGCGCCAGCTACTTCTTCAACACCAATATATTGTTTCGCGGTCTTATATAGTACTTCTTCGGGGTGTTTCGCTTCATCTGAAGCCGTTTCTTCTTCTTCTTGGGTAATTGCGTCGCCCGGCTTCTTTTTACCTCTTAAACGCCCTACAGTGGCGCCGACAAAAGATCGTATTTCCGGAACACGCGCCACACCGTCAACAACGGTACCTATTACGATCCAATAAAACAACTGCGCGTTCGTTTGAAACAGAACGTGGTCTATTGCTTGACCAAGAAAATAATGTAAACACATACCAACTACGTGAATTAACGCAACTATAGCCGCAACGGCGCGCAAGAAGAAGGTTCGAATTCCCTTCGTATTAATTTTACTAATTAAACTCATTTTTTTTCGTGTATTAAATCATCTAAAAACGGCAAAACCGCATTTGCAACTTCCGGGTTCGCTTGGGCCGCACTCTTAAAGGCGCGAACGGTTGTTTCAAATTTGGCAAGCTTGGCAACAACAACTTCAGCGCGTTCTTCGCTTTTTTGTAAATCGATTAAAGCAACGGCCAATTCTTCTTTTATTTGGTCGACTTCTTTTTTGTTTGTGATTCGTTTCCAAAAAACAACTATAGAACCGCCGCCAAATATTACAAATATGCTAGCCGCTATACTTGCTAAATGGTTAAGGTTTTCTAACTTCATGGCCTATAATTTTAGACGCGTCAACTACAACTTCACGATATAGGTTTTTACCCATATCTTCAAGAACGCCAAATGTTTCAACCGAAGTTCCGTCTTTCTTCTTGTTTAAATTAGTCTTTAAGCTGGCGCCGTATTTTACTAGTTCGTCCATTGTCTTCGCCAACGTCTTCGGTTCAAATGGTTTAAACATTATAAAAGTTAATGGCTTTCCAGCTAGTTCTTCGGGTTTATACCCGGTTATACCTTCAATTCTATCGTCGGCCTTCAATATAAACACTTCACCGTCGCGAAATTCAGTATAAACAACACTTGCAAAAGGGTATCGACGCAACTTTCGCGCAATTAACATTTCATAATTCGGGTTAACCGGGTCTTGAATACTTAAAACGGCGTCTAAAAATTTATCAAGAATTCTTTGGCTATCAGTCATTTTTGAACCATTACAATATTATTGTTTTCGGCGTCAGATATTCCACGGTTGAACGCTTCCTTCATTCTTGCCTTATTAAAATCCGCAGCGGACCAAGAAAAGCTTGGCGAATAATACACTTGTGCGTCTTTTACGCCCTTCAGGTCGTCGCGTTTTATTTCCGCGCGCATACCATTAAACAAAGCGCCGGCAAGTTTTAAAAATCCGTCTACTTCTTGGTGTGAAGATTCTTCAGACTGTAAAGAGTGCATTAACCAAATGTCCGGGAATTTGTATTTTGATATTAAACCGGTTGGCGCGGTGTCAAACACGCCGCCGTCGGTGTGCGAACGGTTGTTCCAAATAACGGGTTTAGCGAAATAAGGAATTGAAGCACTGGCAACGACCGCTTTAACAAACCTTTCGAAAGTCATGCTTTTTTTCAATATGCTAACGTAACGCGTTGGTTCGTTCTTTAGCGAAACACAATTAACCGTTACAATAACGTCTATATTTCGGGCGCGTAACGTGTCAAACAATTTTTTGTCGAAGTGCTTTAATATTCGGCGTTCTAATTCTTTGCCAATGTCGTAAGCATGGTTTTTATTTTGCCATATCATTCGAATTAACGCGGCCCCCAACTTGGCCCGGTTAATTTTGCCGTTCTTCTTGTACGGCGAAAGGAAGCCATACATTTGATAATTCGTGATATTTAGATACTCATAGATCAAAATTTCGTAGAAACGCGAATCTATGCGTGCAAGGGCCAAAAACAACGCAATAAGCGCGCCCGTACTTGTCCCAATAAAAGTTTGATAAGGTATTCTTAAAACTGAATGGACGGCTACCGTCCAAACACCCCAACCAGCACCACCGGCAAAAAGTCCGGCTTTTGTATTGTTAGCCATATTATAAAATTATACCCCCGTGCATTTTATATTCGTTATGCGAATCTTCGCCGCTTTTGAAGTTGGAAAGATCGTCTTTATTATCTTCCAAATATCGCTTAACTAAAAGCATAAATTGTTCAGCCGTTCGAAGTGTAGCTTGTCGCATTTCAGAACGCGCTTTCGCGTCACCGGCTTCGGCTTGGTGCGAATTTATTATTGACATACCACTATTCGAAATTTTTACCGATAATTCAGGCAAAACTTCATGTTTGACATAATACGCCAAGGGTTTCTTGATCTTAGAAAGAACCGCCGTTTCTTGGGCGGTAAAAGCGGGGCTTGGTGAACTAGTGTTCAGGCGATCGAAAAGGGTGTCGCCCAAGGCCGGGCGAATATAGTTTTCTTCACACATTTCAATAAAGTCTGAAGGAATGTTTTTTTTGTCCACGTTATCGCGTCGAAAAGCTATCGAAAGCACTTCCGAAACCGTTATAAAATTGCTTGTACTCATGGCGTTAATTCAATCGTTTTGAAGTTCTTCATTTGACCAATAAACATTTTTTGCGCCGGGTCGTTTTCGTCATAGTCAAGACCGTCAGCACGTCGACCTTCCCAAACCCGCATATAATCCGGTTTCGTGGTAACTGGCGGCCGGTTAACAAACTCCAACGAAGAAGCGTCACAAATGCCTTGTATATCTAAAACCGCGCGGACCATTTCAAGAAAAACAGATTGTTCTTCTTCTATAATTGTAGAAAGTGCGATATAGTATTCGTTCAATATTTGTTCGGTTTCGAATCCGTTTGAGATACCAACACCCGACAAGGTTGGAAACCAAGAATGTGCAACAATCAATTCGTCGGCGCTTTGCTTGTGTAGGTTTAAAAAATTGCCTTCCGATTTATTTGGAAACGGCACAAATTTAGAACCGTCGCTTTCCGGCGGCTTGTTTACTTTTAAAACCCGGCCTTGGTTGCCTTCACCCGAATATACCGCGTCCAACTTCTTGTCGAACGCTTTGGCTTCTTCAGGCGTTTTGAATTCGCCGTCCATAACCAAAAGCCCGGACATTTTATAACCGTTGTCTAGTTCTGAAATATTCCATGTGTTCGTCTTGTATGCTATAGAAGAAGCGTTTAAGCCAGCAATCCAAGACGGAACCCCGTAGTGATCGAATTCGGGTTCATACTCTTTAACGTGAAATATTGAATGTAAAAAACCGTCTTCACCTTCTTCGAATTCCGGGTAAATAGGTAGTTTTTTTAATGTCTTTCGGTTTGATTCGTATGTCGACCAATCTGAATGAAGTAATATATACCCCTCATTGTCACCTTCACCAACACGGCATTTTGTGCTATCTTGGTGCGACATATTAAAGAAGCTTCGCTTGTTGTCGGTAATAAATTCAATATAACCATTACCCCCGAAAATACGATCAGTATAAAAGCGCTTTGAAAGGTTTCGAAGGTTTGACCCCCTATAGTCGCAACCGTTAACGAATTCCGACAATTTCGTGTTGTTGTCGTCAAACATAAACCCCCGGCCATTTATGAACGTAATTTTTCGGTTCATAATACCCCGGTGTATTCCGGCCTTTCGGTTTAAATACATTATTGCTTGCGGGAACAAGTTGTCACTACCGAAGGGAATATAACCCTTGTTTGAAGCTATTAGGCCCGTTTTTTTGTGCGGGCTAATTTTTGTTTTGCCCGGTGAACCTAATATTTCCGCGTTTTTAATTTCTTTTTTAGCCATAACAAAAAAAAAGTGGACGAATAAACCGACCACTTTTTAGAATTAAATGTTTTGAATTTTAAGTTTACTTTGTTCTTAGTCTTCTTCGGTTCCTTCAGCGTCAGCTTTCGCTTTAGCTTTGGCTTCAGCTTTCGCTTTTGCCTTCGCTTCGGCTTCAGTATCTACTTCAGTAACTTCAGGCACACCAAGCGCAAAAAGTTCTTTCAACTTGGCGTCGGTAGCCTTTGACAAAACAACTTTTTTTCCGTTAGTGTAAACCGTGCAATTTTTAAACTTTTCCGGTACTATATACTTCTTCGCCATAATTAAAATATTATGTTACTGGTACCGTTCCCGTAAAGTTTAAAGGACGGTCACGCCCGTCAGAGAACAAAGTAACAACTTCGCCGTTTTGATCCGTTAGAACACGTCCAGTTGTCGCTTCACCCGTTAAGAGTTCGGCCGGTCTTTTCTTGCCGTGTGTTTCAGAGTAACCAAGAACCCATTTGTTCCCGTTGTTGTCTCCTACTATAACAATTAAACCGCAATTACTTTCGTTTGCTAGTTCGTCAATAGCCGCTTGCGAAGTAGTAGACAATTCGTCGACAAAGAAGTCGACCGTATTGGCGACCATTTTCGAACCGTTTTCGCGGGTTGTCCCGATCTTCAATTCGGCTTCGTCTTTCTTAAAGTCGTATTCTTTGAACAAGTTGGCCCCGTTCATAGTTACCGCACTATATTCACCCGAAGTAAGCGTGAAGCTTGTCACGTCGTCTTTCTTGGCAACCCAAACAGATAGAACGCCGGCCGCTTTGGCGCCACACGTTTTTATAAATCCAGTTAAACTCATTTTTTTTTATTTAGTAGTTAAACATTAGGGGTTTGTTTGAACAAACCCCGTTATAGTTCAAAGTCTTTTACTTAGGCTTCGTATTTTGCATAAGCGATCAATTCAGGAAGCAAATAGTTCGCACCCATTTTAAATTGAGTTCTATGTCTTCGCGCATTTTCGTCAGGGTTGAACCACATACGCGTTTCAGCACGCGACCCGGCAGTGTTTAATACTAGCGCTAAATTTTGAGGTGTTGAAAGAATACAATAGTTTTTCGTAGCTGCACCGAAGTCAGCAACCAAATGTTCTTCAATATCGATTTTAATTAAACGAATACCTTTATATGTCAACTGGTTAACACCGTTGATTTTTTCCATTCTTGCCGCTTCAGTTCCGTCGGCTTCAAGCGTGTCTTCGTAGTTCTGCATAAACGATTCGGTTACATAGAAGCGAAGTAAACCGCTATCTTTAAGCTTCCTTAAACGCTTGTCGCAACCGTTCAATAACGCCTTCATAGTATCTTCAGCCGTGTCGGTTGTTAACGTTGCGGCCATATTCACACGGAACACTTCGCCGTCGGTCAACGTTGTGTTGTCACTGTCGGCAAGTTGTTTTAAAATTCCGTCGAATTGGTTATAATATAAGTCAGGGTCCGAAGTTGAATAAGTTACGCCGTTCGGATATGTGCCGCCGGAACCGTGCGTTTTCGCCGTGTCAGCCAACCAAAACAACCGGTTAATGTCATTGTCTACGCCGTCCATGAAGATAGTCGTTTCAGCGTCAAGTAATTGTTGCGCCGTAACGTCGTTTTGGTCAATTCCGTCTTGGAATAGGGTTTCCCAAATCATACCGTCATAGTCGTGTTTGTCATATTGAACTTCAGCCTTAAATTCTTTAGTAGAAACAACGCGAATTTTTTGCGTTGCACCCGAACCACCTTGAAAGCCGGTTCCGTATGGCATTAAAAGTTTCTTCAATGTGCCAAAGAAGTGCAATTTAAGCGTGTCTTGTACGCTTGGAATGATCCGGAAACCTAAATCTTCAGGTTTTACCGAAGCGTAACGCGGGCGAAATAAAGCTTGAAAGTTTTCTTTGCCGTTCCATTGATACGTTCCAGCTTGTAAAAGCGTCGCGAACAATGAACCCGAAGGCATAGGCGCAAAATTTGCAGCCGCCGAAAGTAAACCAAATGCGCCCGAAACCGCCGCTTGGTTAATATTAAACATACCGGCAACCAAGGCCCCGAAGACCATAGCGAAACCAATACTAAAAAGTCCGTTAAATAGTGAATTGCGTTTTTTCATTTGTGAAATGTGCGTTTTTTATGTTTTTACTTAGTGTTAATTATCGTTAAGCTTAAATAGTCTATAAGTTCAAAGACTTATAATATTCAAGCGTTTCGTTTGCCGCTTTGGCGTTTCCGGTTAACTTCGTTTCCGAATCCGGGTTGCTTTCTGCGCCTTTTTTGCTGGTGTCAGTTGGCGCGCCCTTGGCTTTCGCCAATTTAGCTTCAAGAATATCGTTTTTCTTTTTCAAGTCAGCGAATTCTTTGTCGCGTGATGCTTTTGCTGCGTCCGCTGCTGGTGTGTCGTCGTTGCTAGCACCTTCTTCAGCACCTTCTTCAGCACCTTCAGCGCCTTCTTCAGCACCTTCAGCACCTTCTTCAGCACCTTCAGCACCTTCTTCAGCACCTTCAGCACCTTCTTCGCCTTCGTCCAATGCTTTAGCAATTTCAGCTTGTACTTGTTTAAGTTCCGCTTTTTCGTTGTCGGTAGCGTCACCGGTTTTAAGTTTTGCCAACAATGCTTTGGCGCGTTCCAAAAGGTTCATGTCTTCTTTCTTTAAATGTGATTTTTTGAATTCTTTATATTCTTCAGCGCCCAACGACTTTTCAACGGAAAAAACCGAATCGGGGGCCGCTGGAATTGATACAATACTAATTTCGCGAAGGTCTAAACCTTTCGCTATCCACGCTTCGCGGTTTTCGTCGAATTCCCAATCTTCAGCGGAAAAACGAACCGAAAGCGCTTTCAATATGCCTTTGCCGACCTTGTTGGCGCTATGCCATTCAGTGTCTACGGCACCACGTACAAACAACCCTTCGTCGCGTGCTTCAATTAAGTCAAACTTTCCAGCCACGTCGTAACGTGAATGTTCATATAACATAATTGGATTTTTTCGGAAAGCTTCAAGTGCTTTTTCGTTCCATGCGCTTGCTGGAATTATATCGCCGTGTCGATCTTTCGTCGAAGTTGACGCGTAACCTTCAAAATAAAGAAAACCTTCTTCGCCTTCACCGGCGTCGGCTTTGCTTATAATTATAGGAAGGTCGAATTGTCTTGCTTTTACAGTCATTTGCACGACAAACTTCAGCCCGCACAAACTGTTTGTGGTGCTACATTTTGAAAATATTTTTTATTTTCTGTTTTTCTTTGCTACATTTGCGCAAGCGAAACGAACAAAAGACGAATGTCAGATATTAAAAAAGGGCGAAGAACACGCGACAATTATAAATTGGTTTGGAGTGATCGCTTTAAGCCACATAAGGAAAGAATAAAAGATCAAGAAATAGTTTTTGAAACTTGGGAACGGTTGGGCTTTGGTTCTACGTTGGAATTATCCAAAGAATTAGACATAAGCACTTCAACCGCCGCGAAACTTATTGAAGCGCGACACAAGCGTCTTAATAAGTTTCGAATCTATGAAGATTTAGGTAAATTTATAGAATAATAAAATGATACAAGAAGCAATTGAAGCGAAACGTTTAATGGACAAATACAACCGCGAACAAGCGCTTGGCATTTGTAGACAACGACAAGGTAACGCAAAAAAACAGTGTGAAATTAACGCCAAAAAAGGCAACACCGAACGAACAACATATTGGCGCGGTGAAGCTGGTTATTGGTCTAACGTTGAAAAAGCAATTGAAAGCGAAGCATGAAAATAATTAAGAAATATTATAAGCTAGATGAAAACCAAGTATTCGAAGGAACTGATTTTTTTGAACAAGTAGTCGCTTCAGGTGAAACACGAAGCAAAGCAAAAGCAAAAATTGCTTCGGTTTGTGAAGATCGCGACATTCATTTATTGAACGGCGACCGGGTTACGTTCTTAAACGCCCCAATTCATAGGTGTAAAAATATAGACTTGGTAGAATACAAGGGCGAAACAATGAAGCGGTTCATTTATGAAGCGCGACTTCGCCAAGAAGAACACAACGCCGCCTTAACTAAAATATTAGAAGACAATTCTATAACACACTGCTATATTTCAAAACGCGGTTCTTACTACGGTCCCAATTATTGCGGTTACACTGAAAGCGTTTTAAGGGCTGGCGTATATAGTAAACACGACGCCGTTGCGCACTGTTTAAATATACTTGAAGTTAATTGTGTGCCAATCAAAAAAGAACAACACAACGACCGGGTTAACATGGAAATTAAAAGATTAAAACAATGTCTAATATAAACCAGCCGTTTCGTATACGACAACAATGGGGTGACGAAACCAAAATGAAGTTTGGAATTACTGAAGCTATAACTTGGTTTTTACACGAAGACGGGGGTGAAAAACTTCGTGCGCGCGTGATTTTTTCCGGCGCAATAGTTGTTTCGTTTGAATATTTGATCAAAGAATTGAAGAACGAAATACTAAAATCGTGCGACGTAAACGATATAACTTATAATATTATACAAAAGGTTCAACTTGAATTCATACAGAAACGCGCGAACCAGTTGAAACCGAAAGTTCTTTTTCTTACACTTAAAAAAGAAGCTTTTGACGTTATGGTAACGGGCGAAAAAACAATTGAATTTCGAAAGCCTTCAAAGTGGATCAAGTCGCGCTTGTTTTCGAAAGAATACGACATTATATTGTTTCGAAATGGCTACGGAAACGACAAGCCGTTCTTCACTTGTAAATATTACGGCTACGAATCGGTAAAAGATACCGAAGTAAGAAAAGCACACTATTCGAACGGGCTGGTTGTTAATGTCAAAGAAGGCGACATTCAAATAAAACTTGGGCCTATAATTGAAAAAGGAAACTTAAAAACATAATATGAAACGATTAACATTTATTTTACTATTCATTTCGGCCAATTCTTTCGGCCAAAATTCAATCGAAATTCAAACGCTTGAATTTGCGAAGTTTAACCAAGTACGGGCTTCTTTCAACATTGCGACGATCGATTCGACTTCGGTTCCATTTATTCAATTCAAATATCAAGACGAAGAATTCAAGCAAATAACCAACATAAAGTCGTTCAACATTGTCGGAGATTCGGCAATAAACTGGTTTTTGGTTGACCTGAAGAACCTTAAAAACGAAATTGACTATGGAACAAACCAAGTTATGTTTGTCGGCCACACTTACACCATTTCGAACCGGGGCCGCAAGCTTGTCTTGTGTGACTTAAACGGCGGTTGCAATTATATCTTTTATAATAAGATCGACCCATTAATCAAATTCGTTGAAAACTGTAAATAATTTATAATGAAAAGAATATACAAATACGAATTGGGGGTCTTAGAACAACAACAACTTGAACTTCCAATTGGCGCCGAAATATTAAGAGTTTCGGACGTAGAAGGACGGCTTTTTATTTGGGTTCTTATTATGGTTGAAGAAAACCCAAAGCTTGAAAAAGTCACTATTGAAATGTATAAAACCGGCCAAGAAATAGAAAACGCGTTACAATTGGAATATTTGGGCTTTTGCAAAGTCTTCGTTGGTATGGAATTAGGGTTGTACGTATTTAGAAGAATAAAGCAATGATATATAACGAAAGACCTTTCGCAATGCGACACTTTGAAGTTAATTGTGAAGAAATGATGTTTTACCAATATTTACCGATCAAACTGGCAAACTTGGGGGGGCAACACATTGAAGAACGACTTTCGCCATTCAAGGAAATAATACACGAATGTTTTATTGACTTTATTGAAGCCTTTGGAATTGACGAATTCAATGCACGATATATTTATGTCACTGCGAAACACTTGTTTCAACCTGAAGGTTATTCTTTTAACCGGTTCGGGTGTCACTCCGACGGGTTTATGACTGACGATATAAACTATATATGGTCAAACAAAAGCCCGACTTTATTCAACCATTGCGTTTTTGATTTAACACCCGACGACGAAGTGTCTATTCGTGAAATGTCCGAACAATGGGACGATTCAAAAGAATATTCTTTCGCACCCGGTACGCTTTTAAGGCTTAACGAACGCGTTATTCACAAAGTAAACGAAGAATCTTCTTCGGGTCTTCGAACATTCTTGAAAGTTTCCTTTAGTCGCGACAAATACGACTTGAAAGGTAATTCTATAAATCGATTGAATTGT